GCAGGGGAAAAAGGACTAGACATTGAACTTGCAAACAATGGTGACGATTGTGTAGTCATCATGGAAGATGTAAATATAGAGAAGTTCATGTCTGGCCTTGACAAATGGTTCACAGCAATGGGGTTCACGATGGAGATCGAGAAACCTGTTTACGAGCTAGAACACATAGAATTTTGTCAAACTCATCCCGTATTTGATGGAGAGGATTTCGTAATGGTGAGAAATATCTTATCTATAGCAAAAGACTGCATATCCACTGTCTACAACGACACCATAGAGTCTTTATATGCGTATTATAGGGTATTGGGGGACGCTGGTCTCCACCTAACTGGGGGAATACCCATTTGGCAAAACTTCTATCGTAAGCTTTGCCAATCTGTTCCTCCCGGAAAGAAAACCGAGATGATCCAGCATGAGTCAGGCATGATGAACCTGGCAAGGCGGATGAACAGGAACTTCCAGGAGCCCACTGAGGCTTCAAGGTACTCGTTCTACCGGGCTTTTGGTATTGAACCGGACTACCAAAAGGCACTAGAGCAAATATATGACAATGTCGAGATTGGGTGGGGAGACTTAGGGTCCACACTCTCTACTGACTTTCTCGAATGTTTCCCTCTAGGAAACTAGGATACTCTGTGTCCAAGGCCAGGGGGGGGCCCACCCCCTCATTGGGTTGTAGATTTTTAAAGGTCCAAAACGGTGGCTTAGCCTTAATACTTCCGTGCTAACCAGAATGCCGAGAGACTACACGGCACCATCCTACACAGGAAATCTATGATGTATAGTCCCTGCTTGTCATCGGGCATCCAATACAATGACAAACAAAAAATTAATCAAAGGTAAGTCAGGTACCAAACCCCTGACACTCAAGGCCCAGGCTGCCCAACACTACAAGGAACAAATGCAAACTGCAAAGATGTACCAAAGTGTTGGAGTACCAAAACTAGCTTCAAAGCTATTCGGTATCATGTCCCCAACTGCCACTTCCATTGGAGCTGGGTTCAAATTTGGGAAATCCCTTATTACCGGTAGTGGTGACTACAACGTCTCTATGAACGCTTGTGTTGTCCCTGGTTTCTCCAACAGTGATTCCACGGTCATAACTCATCGTGAGTACATCACCGATGTCAAGTCCGGAGGAACCCTAGTTAGTGGGAGCACTGCTTTCGATATTTCCAAGTACCCATTGCAACCAGGAAACCCTTCAACATTCCCTTGGCTTGCGGCTATCGCTGCCAATTACGAGGAATACGACATTCAGGGAATGGTGTTTGCATACGTCGCGACCTCTGGTGAGAGCACTGCGTCTACCAACACGGCTCTTGGCACTGTCATCTTGGCTACTGAATACGACCCTACTAAGCCTGATTTCGTTAATAAACAGGCTATGGAGAATTATTCGTTTGCTACTTCAG